GTAAATGTGTTAACGGCACTATTGTGTGATTGTTGTGATGCCGTAAAGTTGTTAATAGCACTGTTGTGTACATCTTGTGAAGCCGTATATACGTTTAACGCAGTTATCGATACATCAGCAGATGCCGTAAATGAGTTTATACTTGATAACGCACTATCAACAGATGCAGTGTATGTATTGAATTTAGATGTATCAACAAAATCAAATGATAATGAACCTGTAAACGTTTCTAAAGATGTTAATCTAATATCTTGTACTTGTTGTTCAACTTCTATTGATGAAGTATATACATCAAACTCAGCTTCACTAACAAAAGTATTATCAAGAGATGTACTAAAGTTTTCTAGTGCAGTTATTCTTGTATTAGCTGATTGTGTAAATGAATTGTACCCACTATTGATTACAAGTTGTGATGAGGTAAAAGCATTTAATGATGATAAAGAATTATCAACAGATGCTGTATAAGATTGTAATGTAGTAAACTTATTATCTACTGATTCAGTAAATGAGTTATATCCACTATTAATATTTTCTTGTGATGATGTAAAACTCTCTATGTTGTTTAATCTACTATCAGTAGATTGTGTATAAGCATTAAATGAACCACTATTTTGTTTTTGGTTTATTCTTGTATCTGTATCTAATACATTACCTTTTAAGAATTCTTTAAATGGTATATATACTGAACCATTAAGTGTTTGTGTATCTGTGTTCTCATCACCTAATATGTTTGAACCACTTGAGAATATTACAGATGCTGATTCTTCTGTTACATGAAGTAATCTTGTGTTTACTGTATCGAATGTAGCAATGTTAGCTGATACGTTACCATCAACAGTTACATCTCCTTTTACATCAATAGAACCTGTATGTATCCAAGAACCACTAAGGTATATGTTACCTACAACATCTAAATCTCCATCGATATCAACTGTATCATCAACGTTTAGTTTGTTAGATATAGTTACATCTTTAGTTGAAGCGTTAATAAATATTCCAAGATTAGTACCAATACCATCTTGTAACTGAATATCACCACTCTGTGATGTAATCGGTTGTGTTGAATTCTCTAAGTTTATAATCCCAAAAAAGGATTGACTTATAAATAAATCTTTTAAATTACTCATATCGTTTCTTTATGTATATTCCCACTTTCTAAGTGCATCATCTATTTTATTGTTATCCCATCGTTCAGGTGTTGTTCCCCAAACTTTAGGTGTTGTCCATAATTCACATAATTCACAAGTTCCAAAATCCTCATATGGGATTGCTAGTACTGGTAAATTATAGAAATCATAATCATCTCTATTTGTTACTTCACTAAGTATCTCAAAACATCTAATGTTTTCATAACTAGTTAAGTATGTTTCTGGTCTCGAATCAGGTACATAGTTAGTAGCAAATACTTGTCCTATACTACCTGTTGTTTCTAAAACCGCATTATATAATTCATTCGTTTCACAATCTTTTACTTTCCAATAACTACCATCAGGTATTATCAAAAAAAAAAGACAACGATTTTTATCATTGTGAACAGTTAATGTGAACTCCGCTGACCACCCGACCAGCCCATTATTAAACCGGTCCGCAAACGGTGTACACGCAATATCGCTGTTCACCTCCATTCCATAGTTCCCTAATTGGGTATAAGCTGTTAAATCATTTAAAATAGCCAGAGTGTTCGCATGTATATCAACAACATCATCTGTACCATCGAAAGGAACTATCTGTCTGTTAGTTCTCTCATTAGGTGGTACTACATCCTCCCTCATTATTTTAGATTTGTCAGCAACGATTAATTGAATTTGATAATCTGTTGTTTTTACACCAAAGTTTGCATTACTGATTAACACATTACCGATTGGATATTGTGGAAATTCAGTAGAATCAAAATTGTATATATCACCTTGTGTTACTTTAGCAATCGAAGGATGATTCTTCATGATTGTTTTAAAGTAATTTAAAGTATTGTAATATAATGAAAAATTCGTAGATGAATTCTTTACTATTTGACTTTTACTTGGTGTTTGACTTGGTGTACTCATAATTTTTTATAATTGTATACCTGTAAAGTATTGATTAGATTGGTCAGGATAAATCTGAGTTGCATCTCCTACTGATTGATTAAACTCAGGTAGTTCAGTATTATTAGCAATACAATAATCTTGTAATCTTGTAGAGTAATAATCTGCATTACTTAATGCTTTATTCAATAGGTAATCAACTTCTGTTTTACTTGGTGCGATACCTGTTTCACTTTGTTGTTTAACTGCACCATTTGATTTAAATTGTACTGAGCTAAATGGAATGTATTCAACACACGCATACCAAATTAATGTAGGTTTTACATATTCTTCCACAAGTGTTTGATAATAACCTGTGAAAGCTGTTTGTGATTCTACATCATCTTGTAGTTTGTTGTATAAAACCGTTCCTAATAAGTTCAATATATATTTCTCTTGTGCTGTTCTAACAAAAGGTAAAAGTGCATCCGCATCAACTGAACCACCTAATGGTGTATTCTTAATGATATCGTTTCGTGTTATTAATAATCCAAATGCCATAATCTTATATTGTTTTTATTCAGAGTCGTAATGTGCTTCAAAACCAAAATCAGATGGTCTTAGGGGTTCGTACTCTTTAGTTAATTGTTCTTCTGATTGTTCACCTTCACCACCTTGTAAAGAATCATCTATCTCTTCTTGAACTTCTTCTATTGATTGGTCTGTATCATCAGCAGTATCAGATAAGATTACAAGAGGTGTAAGTTGTTCAAAGTATAATTCGTTAATATCTATACCACCAACCTTAAACATACCGTATATACAGTTTATAAGTTGATTTTGGAATGGGAAGATAGTCATTGTTTGCATAATTGAATATGCAGTTTTCATTTCTTCTGATTGTGATGAGAATCCATTACTTGCAGTTCTAATACCAAATAGTAATGGTGATACTATTCTGTGAGCTACAAGGATTCTATCTTGTGTATATTCAGCAACATACTGATACTTCTCATGTAAGTTCTCCATAGGAAGTGTATCAATAGTTGGTTTGTTAATTGCATCATCATTAAACGATACCATAAACCTACCGGCATTTCTAGTACCTGTAAATTTAGATTCTAATAATGATTCGATTACTTGTCTCTCTTCAGGTGCAGGAACTCCATTGTTAAAGTTAACCATTGCAACAGGTAAGAAACCGTTTTCTATATTGTTAAGGTGTAGGTTAGATAATTCAGCTTCACTAAACGAGAACTGTAATGCACTAATCCAATCAGGTAATGAATAGTAATATCTACCTGGTTCATATTCTTTTACATAATAGATTTCTATCTCTTCATTAGATGAACCGAAGGCAGGTATAAATTGTTTATCTTTTTGTTTTCTTACATCATTCCAATCTGAACAATAGTAGTACCCATCTACTTTACCCATACCATGTATCTTCTTAGCTCTTAAGTTTTGAACAGGTGTGTGATATATCTTTAAGATTTTAGTATGTGATTTATTCCATACAACTTGGAAAGCTGCATTACCAAATAATTTTAAATCAAATGATACTTTTCTTAAATCTTCTGGTGGAATTGTAGAATCTAATTCTTGTTGCTTTGATTCATCTTTTGTAAATAGACCTTTACCATAGATTAAATCTGCAACTCCATCTACACACGCCGCATTGGTTGTAGAGGTGTTATAAGCTTCTGTTACTAAACCAAAGTAATCATCTTGGTCTAATATTCCAACAGGTACCCACTTGTATCTTGTTTTAGTATCTTCTTGGATGATGGGTACATCCTGTCTTGAGAAGTTTACTACTGAAAATTTACCTTGTTCTTTCATATTATAAGACTATATATTCGTTATCAGTAACGTTACTTACAAACTCATCATTCTGAGTAGTGTAGTTTGGTTTATCAATTGATTGAGAACCAAATACTTGAAGTGAGCCAAAATAAATTGAACCACTATTACTACCACTAATTTCTATTCTAAACTCTTGACCTGTTTCTACTACACCTTCTAAACTTTGTGAAAAGGTTAGTATGTTCTCATAGGGATTGAAGTTATAAGAACTAGTTGGTATAAGATAAGAAGATGTGCCATAAGTTAACATATCCTCCATTTTTAGAGTAAAAGTATCGCCAGAACCAGTATCTCTGGTCCTAATTACGAATTCATTTGATTGGCTGATGTAATAAGATAACATTATCTAACTTTTTTAGTTATATAACAAACTAACTTTAACTTGTAATTATCTTAACATAAGTGTACAATAGGTGGTATATAGCCATAAAAAAAACCCTTCTAACGAATAGAAGGGTTTAATTTGTATTAAGTATTTACTTAAG